TTCCAGAAGATTTTCCTCCGGATGACCCAGACGTCCCTAGCCACGATCTCAGGGGTTTCTAGCCATTTCCCGAACGCCTCGATGACCGCCTCTTGGCTGACTCCCCGGAAATAGTCTTCGCTGGCGTCCAGCTTGTCCGCTGACTCCGCCAAGTACGCATGCGTTACATGGCGGTATCGCATGTTGTAGGCCCTCTTCTCCCACTCTTCGGATAGGGGATTCATGCCCGAAGCTGCGTGGTAATAGGCCGTCAACCTAGCCCGCAGCCGCCCTTTCACCACCGAGTACGGATTCCGCTCGAGGGCCCGTTGCGCGTTGTCGATAGCCTGCTGCCGAGAATAATTCTGCGCCACTGAGTGTGTGTTGCGCCCTTTCGGGCACTTCTTCCGCTGTGTCTCGCGCGGAGATGCGTTGTCTTCACCCTCCCGGCCAACCTCAACAACAGGCATTCGGTCTGCCGGGGCGTAATCCGCCGCGATGTCCACCAGAGCGACCCGTTGCAGTCTTGTACTGAACATGTATTTCATGGTTGGCTGCATCCGCGTCGGCCACCGCATTTGCGGCTGTTCGTTGACCTCGATCGGCATCTCGGCCTCGCGCTGTTCTCGGTCTGCCAGTCTCCCTTTTCGGATGAGTATGCAGCAGTGTGCCGAACCCATGTAGATGGCTGCGTCGCAATTCGTGTTTTCCCACCCTTCTGTGGCGGTGAAAAACGAATATCCCAACTTGTAACAAGCTGCCTTCAACAACCCCTGCTCCACTTGGCCGGTGCCGTGAAAAGTGTGCTTGCGGCGCGCCGGGTAGTAGAGCGGGATGTCCACCTCACTTCCTGCCCATCTGCGCATGAAGTTGAGGGCGGTCCAAGCACAGTCCTGGGACGTCGTGGGCAGGGCGATCCACTCTTTGTCGACGTGCTCCCAGCCTTCGCGGCGGGACAGCAGCACGTCAATGGTGGGCTGGCTGTCCTCTTGTTCCAGACCCCGCGTGTAGGCAAGGAGCTTCTCCACCTTCGCGAATCTGGTCGTCGCCACCACGGGCACTGGGGGCAGTTTCACGGCCAGATGGCAGCCGCTATCGCCCATTATGCCGTTCATCGGCTCCCAGTCGAAGTGGCGAGCGCCCAAAAAGTCGTCCACGCTGCTCCATGCGACCTGCATGACTCTCCTGTTGCCGCTCTGCATGGCTTGTTCGACATATGCGCCCGCCGAGTTGAACTCCTTGGCCGCATCCTGCCTCCCTCTGTCCTGTTTCGATTCCTTCAGGTTTTTCGCCTCGCTCACACGATCATTTCCG